GCTCTGCGGGTTCCTCCGCGGCATTGTCTTCGTCTTCCTCTTCGGGTTCGGCGTTCGGATCTGTGGACATGTGTTGTCGTTCCTTCACTGTTGAACTGGTACGGTAGTTCGCTGTCCCCACCTTGAGGCCCTCGTCGTCAACCGAATACCAAGTTTTACCTCCGTCCTCGCTGAACCAGCGGGAGTCTCGGACGTCTTGGAGTAGCGACCCTGGGGCCTTATCAACATGGTCACTGACGTCCTTATTCATGCTGTGGTCATTTGGCGTGAGGGTCTCATATCGGGCCAACTTACAGAAGAGGTCCGATGTCAGCTGGGCACTCCCACCTGAGTGGCCTTGGCATACGAAGACGCGGATTAGTTGTAGAACGTGCTTGTAGATGTCTCCGTCATAATCCGCGTCCTCTTTGTCAAGTCCGGCAAGTTCCATCTCACGCACTGCGTGGTTGTATAGGTTGCCGTCGTTGTTCGGAAACAACTGGTCGAATATTCGCTGGCGGAGGTCGTAGAAGGCTTCGACAGCCGTATCAGCAGTCTGACACGCCTGTCTGATCGCTTCCTCCGGCGTTCCTGGCAGTTGTTCTTGTGCTTCTGGTTCTGCGTTCACCCACTAGGCCTTCGCCTTCTTGCCCTTACGTCGTTTGGCGAACGTGGCAGCTCCTTTGCGCAGTACTGAACCCTTGTTCGAGCCTTTGTTGGCCGGAATCTTTCCGGACACAACCAGCTGGTAGAACTGTTGGGGAGAACCGCCGCGTGCTGTGAACTTCTGGAACGTGGACTGTGAGCCTGAGCCTGCCATGAGTTAGTCTCCCGGTCTCGTCATCTACGCCACCCAGGCTAATTCCTTCTCCTGCGGGACATGGTATAGCTCGAGTGGTGGGAGTTCGTGGTTCAAGTTGTCCTCGTCGCTAGGATCGTCCCAAGGATGCATCGCGCCCCATGCGAAGCCGACCTTGGCGTCAGCTGCAAACGGTACGAGTCCGCCGATGAACTCCCTGGGGACCTGGGTCATCGTCTCGGACATGTAACCGATTGCGTCCTCGACTACCGACCGATCGTACGGTGCCTCAATGATGATCGAGTCGTGGACGAGGTTTACGACCTTGCAATCCATTGCTTCCAGCTTGCGGTCAGTTCTCATCCCCGAGTGCAGCGTGCAGTCTGACGCCGTCGAACTGATCGGGAAGTTGGATGCTTCGTTCTGCAGATCGTGGAGTGTTTCGGGAGTCACGAGGCCGAAGCGACGTTTTCTACCGAAAGGCGTTACAAGGGCTTTCCCTTGCACTGGTGCTTGCCTACAAGACATGATGTACTTGTAGGCACCTGGAGCACGTTTGAACCAGTCATCAATCATGCGCTGGGCTTCTGGTATCGGGATATTGTGCTCCAGTGCGATGCTTGGTGCTGTACGTCCATACGGAATGCCGAAGTTCACAGCCTTAGTGCGGATATACTGGAACTTCGTGTACGGGTATCCGTATAGGTACCGCGCCATTTCGTCGTGGAGTTTCCGGCCTTCTACGTAACACTGAACGAGGAAGGGATCTCGACTAAATGCAGCAAGCACCCGCAATTCAGCCTGATTGTAGTCGACCTCGATAAGGATTCTCGGACGACCATCACTTCCGACAGGAGGTGCTGCAAATACCAGCTTGATGCTTCCTTCCCGCGGGATGTTCTGCATGTTTGGGTTGCGAGAAGAAAGACGTCCTGTGACTGTCCCGTGGATAAGGTAAGTGGAATGTACACGGCCGTCGGGCTGTATAGCTCGTCGGGTACCCTTGATGTAGGTGTCGTACTGCTTCTCGACGCCACGGAACTTGAGCAGTTCCGTAACAAACGGAACCTGCGGTAGGCTCTTGAGAGTTTCTGCACGGCTGTCCTGAGGGAGGTTCTTGGCTGACTTCAGTCGAAGACGGTTGTACAGAATCCAGGTTACTTGTTCGGGACTGCCTGGATTGAAGAAGGTCGGTTCCTTTTTGTGGCCTGTGGAACGTACATATGCAGCAGGATCCCAAATGCCTGTGTCGCCCACGAACTTCTGGAGTCCGCTTCTGGCAGTACCTAGCTGACTGCCTAGCTCTTCGTCCAGTCGGTTCAGAGTCGTTTGGTCGACGTAGAAGCCTCGTCTTTCGACTCTCTGGAGAAAGGCGCTCGCCGGTAGCAGTGTTTGGCGGTACAGACGTTCGAGGGTGGGGTCCTTCTGCAGTCGAGCGGCCAGAATGTCGAAGACCTGCAACGTCGCATCGACGTCAACGGCATTGTAGCGGTACAGTGCGTTGGCGGGAACTAATGCAAACGAGTCGGACTTCTTCTTCAGGTACCTATGCCGCATTTCCAGTTTGTAGTTCGGCATACCCAAGTTGTCGGACGCTAGCTGTTCCAGGTCGTGAGTACCACGCGTCTCGTCCAGTGCGTAGTGCATGAGCATGGTGTCTTCGTCTACTCGGGAGTACACACCACGTTCCTGAAAGAACGACGAGTCAAACTTGCCGTTCTGCCACACCCAACAGATGTCTAGGTCCTCTAGGGCTTCCTTCAGACACGCCCACAACGTGCCTGGTACTACCATAATGCGGTTCTTCTTCCATCCTATTCCGATACACAGGATGTCGTCATACCGAGGGGAGTAGCCGCTCGTCTCAATGTCAGCGACTAAGGTGATCCGTCCTGTGTAGGGGTGTGGTGGGAGAGAGTGAACAAGTTGGGCGAATCGTCGAACCTGGTCTTCGGACAGAAGGACGCTGTGGACAGTTTCTCCAGCTGACTTGAGGCTTCCTCCACGTAGGAGGTGGACAGCGTATCCGAAGTCCGCAGTGAGCTTTCGGAACTCTTGAGGCTTGCGCAGAATAGCAGCAGTGTGGAGAGTAGGGACGACGATCGTACCGTCATCACGAACAATAGCCCTACCGCGGGCACTGGTAATGGTCGCGTTGAGATCACCAGTGAGTGTTTTGAGAGCACTGGCTCCTGTAGCCAGTACCACCTTGCGTCGAATTCCGAAAACCTCATCCAGTACTCTACTACGGCAACAACCGAGCGCAGTTTTGAAGCCGCGCTCGGTAGGCTTAGCAGTAGGTCTACATGAAAGACTGTTGGTGATGAAAACCGGATAATCAGCTTCAAGTCCGGCTCGACGGAGGCAAGTTTTGAGTAGTCGACCACTGGGTCCAATGAAAGGAACGCCATTAGCTAACTCCTGCGCACCTGGGGCTTCACCGACGATGCACAGGTCCGCGTCTTTGGGGCCAACGGCACCAACTCTCGCACCACCGTATGGGCATGTAGGGCATCGAACGGGAGGATGTACGACGCCATACTCCTTGGCTGCAGCCTGGGCCAGGGCTGTTTGAGTCATGATTCCAGTTACAGGTTATTACCGAGCCACTGGTTGACTCGGAACAAGTTGATCGTCATCTCTGGCGACCAGTCACCTTTGCCCCACATCCAGTAGTCGCGTGGTCGTCTCCTGCCGACAACAGGGTTGTGAGGTTCGTGGTTCAGATCCAGCTGTAGCATTCCTGCCCACAAAGGCATTGCACTGTCCAGACCTGTCACACCTAACATCTTCGCGGATTCAATGTCGTCGACAACGTTCTCGCTGAACCCTAGAAGGTGTATCGGCAGCCCGTATCTGCGATACAGTTCCTTGATCAGCGGTTTACGGCTTCCGGTTGTGTCGCAGAAGACGCGTGGTACTGACAGGTGGGTAATGCGATCGAATACTGACTGGCCGTCGGCTCCTTCCGGCGACCACAGCTTCATCTCTTCGACCAGGCGTAGTGCCTCCTCCAGTGTTTGGCCTTGCACTACGAGCTGGAACGAACAGTAATCCGGTAGGATGTCCCACATTTCGTAGGCGCCGTTGACCGATCGTTCCAAAGTTTCCGGCGCGTTGCCGTAGCTATCTGGCAGTACTAACGTGTTCGCACGAACGATCTCTACAGCCCTCACCAAGTCCGGTGCGGGTAAAGGATGTCCTAACTCGATCAGACTGTTGTCCATCATGATGTAGTCATGAAGGCCTTGTTGGCGTCGTTCGGCAAACAGTTCGTGCCAACGACGCTGATCGCCTAGGACCTTATCGGCAATGAGCAAGTGATACGTGCCCATCAGGCCGAAGTCGTTCATGTCTTCCATAAGACCTATCGGCGCAACCGCACTGAACTGGTGCTTGATACGCGTGTAAATCCAGTTCTCAGGCCTTCCATCGGGACCTGCATCTAACATTCGGACAACACCCCCTTGTTGGTGGAAAGGACACCCACATCCCGGTGGCGCGGCTGCCAGATCCACTTGAGGACCTTGGACGCGTCGCTGTTCGTGAACCACTTGTAGTTCAGTAACAACCATGGCACTGAAGACCTCTCGCGTATGTAGTCATACCGTTCGAGAATGCCTTGCGCCACGTTACCGTTGTGAACGCTCACATGCGGGTCGAGGTCTGCAGCCATCCGTGTACAGTACTTCTCAAGGTTGCCACCCTTTCCGGCGGACCAACCTTCCGGCTGTACGTACACGAACTTGATACCGTGAGACTCAACTATACTATCCCACACGTCGAGGTCCAGCTCTCGTATGGCGCTTCCGCCGAACAGTGGTCCGTACACGAACTCGTCGGGGTACGGAAACCTGTCATACAGGTGAAGGAAGTTGGATTGCGACATCCTTCCCCACTGTCGGATTTGCTCAGCCGCCGCCAGTAAAGTACTTCCTGGTGCAGTCTTAGCAATACTAGGGTCTCTGACCACTACATGCGTCCGTACGAGAGGCTTGTTTCGTTCTTGGAGAAGGTCGATCAGAGGAGTCTTACCTACACCGTCAATGCCCGCGAAGATGACAATTGGCACCTACGCAACCGCCCTCTGTGCTGTACCGATGATGAGCAGAATAATGCCTGACGTTGGAAGTCCTGTAACGCCACATGTATCACATCGGCGTACCTCGTTTCTTTGCACGCTTGTCCCGTCCTTGTGCCTAAGGTTTCGTGATTCGACCTGTTTCAGGTTGGTTCCGCGACGCAGCAGAATGAATACGCCCTTGCAGACCGGACATTCCACAGGTACCCATTCCGTACCGTTGACCTGCATCGCCGACATTAGATGGTCGGTATCCGTCGAGACGACATGAGCGCCAGCGCTTCTGACTTAGCAGCCGGGTTCGTGAGAAAGATGCCACGCAACGCGCTAGCGGTCGTAATCACACCTGGCGCGTGAACTCCACGGACTGACATACATGTGTGAATCGCCTCAGTAACTACCATAACACCGTTAGGTTCAAGACCACGATTGAGGATGTCGGCGATGTGATCGGACATGTGCTCTTGCATCGATGGCGCACAAGTACCGATAGCGTCAACCAACCTAGCCATCTTACTGAGACCGACCTGTCGCGCACGAGGCAAGTAAGCAATGTGCGCATATCCGAAGAAGGGTGCCAGGTGATGTTCACACAGCCCCCTAAGCGGTATGTTCTGCTGGATGACCATTCCTCCTTCACCACCACCCGTCTCAAACCCTTCCTTCAAGATCGCCATGGGGTCCGTAGGGTTGCAGAATTCCAACAGGTAGTCGGTAAACCGCCTAGGGGTCTCCCGTTGTGATTCTGCCGACATGTTGATAGGCAGTGCCTTGAGTAGGGCCTGCACTGCCTGATACACTGCGTCCCGCTGGGTCTTGATTGTTACGTTGACTACCGTCGTATCGCTCATCGCCAGTTGTTGAGGACTTGGGTTCGAAAAGGAATTAGTCATCGGCTTGGGCCCCTTCGTGTGGTTCTATATCTATTTTATCATAGTTGCCAGGGTCAACTCAAGTGCAGATTTAGTTTTGGTCCTGCGACGTCGTTTGTGCATTGACGATGGGTTGAAACTGTTCCCGCTGTGTATCCCACTCGACCGATGGTGTGTCGACTGCGATCATGTCGTCTGTGAACTGGCCATTTGCCCAGAATACCGGGGTATAAGGACCGACCGAGCGGAACGTGCCAAGGTTTGAGTCCCATACAACCGTGATCGTAGTGGGAATGTACGTTTCGACGCTGGCATAAGTCCGTTGTTGGACGCCGACCGTGATGTAGAAGTTCCTGTAAATCCGTTCCGCGTCCACCGTCGCCTTGACGGGCTGTGTGACTGCCAGCCTGAGGCGAAGCCCTCTCAGAAGTCCTAGTAGAGTAGGTTGGATTGCAGAAACCGTTACCGTAGTGCGTCGACCGATATGAAGGATCTGCGGTGGAACCTGCAGCGTCAGGAGCATCGTTGATGCACGGTTGAGGCGTGCTTGGAGCAGCTGAACGATGGCGCGTGTTAGTGTGATCTGACGCCCTAGTGTTATGCTGACCGCGATCGTGGCTCTGCCGTAGACGGGAACGATCCTGTGCGTTACGTATGAGACCGCTTGACTTTGAGTCGTCGTAACGGTCCGCAGTGTCCTTCGGGCGGCCGCACCGGTCGCCGATGTTGCCTGAGTGGCTCTGACACTGATACTGCGAAGCGGCAGCGTCAGTGAAGCGACCTGGGACACTGTCGCAGTTGCCGAAACACGTACTGTACGAGCAACGTTGAGACTGATACTGTACGGTTGAATTACGGAACGTCGGAGCTGCGTCGTTCGCTGAATGAACAGGTACATCTGCTCCGTAGTGCTGACGTTGACGCTGATGGCCTTGGACAGACGGAGCAGTTGGTTCTGATTCGTGGTAACCGTACGCAAGAGCGAGCGCGTGAAGGTCAACGTGAGACTCTGGCCCTGCGTAGCAGTTACTATGCGGAAGAGTACGCGACCTACACCGAGTGTGCCCTTAGTGACTTCGGTGGTTGCGCGCGTTAGTCTCGCTGCTTGGCCGACTACAACATTCTGGGTCTGTGTCGCAACAAGAGTGCGTAGCAGTCCTAGTCTGGTCCCTAACGTCGCTACGGTCGCCGTAGACGTCGTGACTATACGGGACATTGTTCTCGGTGCGAGAACCGTTGCTTGCGTTACTACGGTCGCAGTGCCGCTAAGTGCACGGAACGGTTGTCGTACGGTAGCAGATTGAGATTGTGTTACGGACCGGCTGAGTGTAATACCCTTCTGGAGAGCGGCCGCTTGTCCTTGACCTATGGTCGTCAGGACTCTGAGGTACGCACGCTGTGCAATTCCGGCAGCAAGTTGAGCCTGTGCGATTACACGCGTGAGCCGGACTTGTTGTTGACTCGTAACGGACTGAGGTTGGAACAGGTTGCGGGTGAGTGTTGTTGCCTGGCGGATCGTGGTGGATTGCGGCTGTGTTGCCGTGACAATCCGAATGAGGACACGTGAGGCTGCCCCACTGAACGTTTGTGCCTGTGCAACCGTTCTGGTGACTGAAACTGCCAGAGTTCGTGTCAGGGACAGAGACTGGGTAACCGTCCGAGTTAGTGATGCTGCACGGTTTAGCGCTACCCCCTGTCCTTGAACGACTGTTACTGCACGTGCGAAGACTCGAGTGAACGAGAATGCCGCACTCTGGCCTTGTGTAATGCTTCTCGCGAGCCGCGCCTGAATCGTTCCACCGGCGGCGAGAGTCTCGGGAACCGTCCTAGCAACCGAGATAGCCTTCCGTAGGACTACTGTCTGGGTCTGAGTCGTCGACAGGATGATCGACTGAGCCGCCATACGCGTCATGGCGACTGCTTGACCCTGTGTCAGAGTGACGGTGCGGTATAGCTGACGACCGGCAGCGAAGGCAATTGAAGTCGCTTCGGTTACTGTCCTTCGGAGTGCGACGTTCTGACCGATAGTCAGCGCCATTGTTTGAGTGGCTATGACTGATCGGAACAACGACTGGCGAAGTGCGACCGTTACGGCGGACCCCTGCGCGGCTGTCACCAGCCTTACGAGAGAGCGCGGTGCCGCGATCGTGGCGTTTTGTGGTTGTAAAAGTCCGCGAGTCAGGCTGATCCCTCGAATTAGAGAAGCCTGGGTAACTTCGCTGAGGGAGCGCGAAAGGGATATCGACCTAACCAAGGTTAGGGTGGATGCTTGGGCGATTACGCCTACCTTGGGGAACGTAGCAGCACGATTCAGGACCACGTTCTCGGTAATTGAAGCCGAGACCGTTCTCAGGAGTGCAAGTTGTCGGGTTACTACAGCACTCTGAGCCTGACTAATGGTACGAGGTAGAGACACTACCTTGCGGAGGCTCGCCGTTTGAGCCTGCGTGGCTGCTACGGTACGTAAAAGGGTCGCAGCGCGGGACAACGTTGCCGTCTGGGTTTGAGCCGCTAGTCGTAGGGCGTAAATCTGCTTCGCGGCGGCAACTGCAGATCCCTGGCTGGCTGTCACCGTCCGCAAGTACGCCCTGATAAGACCGACGGACAAAGTCTGTCCTTGTGTTACGGCTCCGACCAGAAATGGTTTCTTGCCTAGACTGACGCTTTGGCCTTGTGTAACACCACGGATCTCGATTGCCGACTTGTTGCCGGAAATTGCTTGGCCCTGCGTTACACTCCGGAAGAGGGACGTTGCACGGATAACAACTAGGGATTGACCTTCGGTGAGAACTCTGGTCAGTCGTACTTGCTTCGGGTTGGTTACTACCTGAGCCTGTGTCGTTGTTACGGTGCGAAGGAAGCTGGCAGTGCGAAGGATGGCATTGCTCTGCGGCTCGGCAATTGTCCTGATTAGGTTGACAGCACGTTGGAGTGCTAGCGCTTGTGACTGGGTTGATGTAACCGTTCGGAAGAACGATGCGACTCGGGAACCAGTGGCAGACTGACTTTGAGTTACTGCACGTGCCAGGCTGACGCCCTTAGGCAGTGCCAGAGCTTGTGTCTGTGGGACGGTTCTGATGGGTCGTACTTGTTTGGCCAGTATCAGGGTCTGCGTTTGTGACACAGAGCGGAGAGTACCTATACTGCGGACACCGACAAGGAACTGAGCCTGAGCGACGGCACGGGGTAGATTTACCTGTTTACGGGCTGCTGCACTGGTGACCGTACTTGTGGTAACCGTTAGCTGGAAGGTCCTAATGGCAGGAACAAACGGCGTACCAAGGAGTACTCTCCCTGGTTGGCTGAATGGTGTGCCAAGTAGGCCTGTACTTCCAGGAAACGGCATGACAGTCTGCTAGGGATTAGCCTCCACGACGAGGTTGCAGCCCGTACCGGCATTGTAGACGTAGGAGTCTCCAGCAGCTGGTCCAGTGGAGCCTTCCATGCGAGCGCCATCAACGCTTAGATTCGCCGTCGACGGCTGTGTACAGTTATTAGCGGACCAAGTACCGTTCTTAGTGAGCGTGGGAGAAGCAGGCTTCCTTACTGCCCAACGTAGAACCGTATCTGCATAGTATGTGGCAGCCGTAGGGTTCGCGGTACGTAATATGAGGGTGCCGCTGTTTGCAGGACCTACCTCTTCGTAGTACCGCTGACAAATGGTAAGGTCCACTGCCGGCGGCCATGGATAGAAGTCCGCATACGTGGTTCCAACAATCAGCATGGCGCTGTCGACGTATGCCGTACAAGACGCAGCGAACACGACTGCGACGTATTGCGTGGTTATCGCGAGTGCCGGTATAGTCAGAACCAGCGTTTGCCAGGTGCCGTCACCGGTGTGATATTGGGTACCGTACACCCATGCCGAGCCGTTGTAGTAACCTAGTCGAACTGCGTTAGGCGTAGACGTTTGAACTCGTACCGAGAACATCATTGCTCGGTTGTACGTCTGAGCGTTGTCGACAGTAGTGAAGTACTGTTGGAGGTTCGTGTTACCGGCACCTGTGCCCAGTACGAATGTGCAAGCTGCCGAATACTGACTTCCGAACACAGTGTCTGCTGTGGTACTTCTGCTTACCGACAAGGTATCCGTACCTGTGAGTGCGATACGCCACCGATCAGGTCCGTATGCAAGGTGGGCCGTGTACGGACCCGTACCTCGCTGCCATAACTCGAACCCACCGTTGGTCAGCAGGTTCCTATAGGCGTCGATTAGGCGGTTATTGTACTTGCTGTCTGAGCCAGTAGCGACGAGCGCATTCGGAACTGGTACAGAGGAACCTGCATAGGCGGCAAAGCCACCGACAGTGCTTGCAGCGCCAACGGCAAGTCCAATGACATAAGTGACTAGGACGCGACTACTACCGTCCAAGGCGTCAGTGAACGTGATTACAGCACCCGAGACGGAATAGTGCCCATCGCTAACGGACTGTGCAACACCGTCACGAAACACGTCCAGGACAACAGCAGGCGTCTGACTTAGCGTAACGGTCGTGATACCTGCAGCAGGCAAGAATTCTTCGTGGTAAACGGTGTTCTGCGCTGGGAGTACCGACGCAGGCAGTTTACCGTTGGCATCAGTCGCGACCAACGAGTTTGGTGCCGCAGAGACGGCAGCAACAGCAGGGAAGAAGTTTACCGTAGAAGCGTTAGGCGGTGCAGCGATGCCACCTGCAGTGTAGTCGACGCTAATGCGTCCACCTTCACCAGTGGCTATTGGTTCGGCAAATGTGATGACGGCACCGGACAAGGAGTAGTGGCCCGCTGACTGGTACTGAGCAACACCATCGCGAGTGATCAGTGGGTAGCCAATCGGTGCTACGGGTAACGTGATTGTGTTCTGGCCTACACCGAGGGTCGTTTCGTAGTGGGACGCAACGACGCTGGGGTTGTACGGACTGACCTGGTACTCGATGTGGATGCTGTCCGCGGAGAGAGGAACCACGAACGTGACCGTGGCACCAGAGACCGTATAGTCACTTGGCGTCTGCTGGATTTGACCGTTGACAGCAACCGTCAATATGCCGCCGGACAGAGGTGTTTGAGGTAACGTTACTGTCGAACCAGTGACACCTGTGGCCTCATAGACCAGAATGGCAACCTGCGGCCCGGCGACGAGCGCTAGGCCATCGTGCGTGATGATAGCGGAGATGCTGGTGCCACTGGGCCAGGCAAGGGCCGTCTGGACCCCATTGTAAGGTTCGACGGCTCGAGTGACCGTTAGAGTCGCAGTACCTTGACCGCCAGTAACACGAACAAGCTCCCACGGCCCATTGGTGGCATCCTGAAACAGGACAGCACGGTACAGCCCCGAGCTCGGCCATTTCGCCGCGTCCGCCGCCTGGATTGCGAGTGTGGTTGCAGCGGCTGTTATAGCGCCATTGAGTGTACTAACCAGGCCGTTACCTGGCAGTACCTCCTGCATTACCATGGAGGGTTCGACCTCGGGCTATGTGAACTGCACCCTGGCGGTAAACTGGATCGAGTCGCCTGAGTTGAGAGCCTGGCTCAGACCGTCGAAGATTGCGTACAGGACGCCACCAGCCGGGGGCGAGCCTGAACCAACTGCGTCGAACACGCCGACGTTGGTAATGGTTTTGGCACCTGTGGCGGTGATCGTACCGACGATTTGGTGGGTGTCGTTCGTGACCGTAGTCGTAAACTGGGACGACACACCGTTTGCACGGGCTTCTGCAGCCGGCGTGCTCAAGTCGGTCGAGGTTGCAGCACCGGCACCTGCACCAGTTCCCCAACCGATGAAGTGTGGTTCAGCTTGGGTCGGAGTAGCACCAATCATGCGACCACTGATGATCGCCTTACCAACGTTCGGAACTAGCGATGCCACGGAAGCTTCTCCTTGAGTCGATCGATCAACGGGCGGTTGTCGAAACTGGCTATTTCGCCTTTGTCCTCAACTACGCGGTCGGGACATTCAAGTGAGCAGTCAGTATGTACTCGACAGGCACGGATGATCTTGGCACTCAAGCTGCCTGCGACTGGGATCTGCGAGTGGAACCCACTTCCTCGTTCGTTCGGTTCGTTGGTCATGGATTCGGCGACGGAGGACCGTTCGGATCGAGAACGGCCATGATCTTCTGCACGTACCGCCTCAGTTCGACATCGACACTTGGCCCACCGCCCGTTCCGGTAGGATTCAGTACCGCATCGAACCTGTCAGGCGTTTTCTGTAGGCGTGCCGCTAAGGGTGTCGGCTGCTGTTGCAACCCGGCACGGAATGTTTGGGGTTGACGAATATACGCAGGGCCTAACCGCGGCGGTTGTGTTTGAAGCCTGGCCCGTAGAGGCGTAGGACTAACCGTCAGTGCGGCCCTTAGTATCTGTGGATCAACGCCAGCAATCACGGTCTGGTGACCTCCTGCAGCACAAAGATTTTGCCGTATATGGGAGTGGTGTACTGCCCGCTAGAGTCCACTAGCTGCAGGTCCCAACGGTAATTACCCTTCAAGAGGGCAGTAACGTCGTGAGCGAGCGTCAGGTAAACGTCGCTACCCTGAATCTGAATGACGAACGTCGCAACGACCGTTTGGGCGTTATCCGCGTAGTCGTCACGGATCTGAGCAGTTGCCGTATAACCTGTTAGGTCCGCGGGGCCACCAGTGTCGTTGTCGGTTAGAGAGACTATAGCGGCATAGTCGTCTCCCTGGTAAATGTTGATGTTGGCAGAGCTCACCGGTCATTCACCTGCCTCGATAGTGTTGTTGCGTCCCCTCCGTCTGTGCTCACCAATTCGCCATCCCTGCTGGAGGGCGTAGTCGTGGTCTTGATTCCAGACACGCAGTTGTTCCTTTGGGATGGACATTGCTGTGTCGGACCACATTCCTCCAAGGTCTTGATCGACGAAGGCTGCGAGTCCCATGACATTTGGGAATTGGTTGACATACCGAATGAGATTCTGCCACCAACCGTTCGGGTAACTGTCACAAGGCATAGCGTCTGTGAGCGTGTTAGCCTCTGAGATGAGGATCCCACCCGGGTAGTAATCGACGCCGTACGCCGAATTGAGCAGACCTTGACGGCAATAGAATAGTGCATCCTGAAGCCATCGGGACCCGAATTGAGCTCCGTATGTCCCTTCGCGCACATCGTTCCACGGCTCCTCCGGGCCCCCGTTGGCTCTGCCATCCCCGCCCGTACGTCCGTAGGTGTGTATGGCGAACTTGACGTCACCAATTTCCGGAACGTGCCATTCGTTGTTGTACGAACTACGTGCTAGGTCGTACATGTAAGATTCCCACGGTGCTAGTATCCCCCGACCGTCAGGAATCTCACAGCCGTTAGTGTCTCCGGCAGTGTCAGGCGAATACGGGCCGACAGCAGGTGCAAGAACCATTACGTCAGGATCGGCAGTACGTGCAAACTGAAAGACGTTGCCTGTGTCGTTCGGGTCCGTACCATGGCCAAAAACAACACGAGCAACCCACCATGCCTGCATTTCCTCGTCGTCGGTTTCCGAATGAAGGTTCGTCTCGTTCCCTGCGATAAGCCAACGAGGGTGATAATCGGCTACTGCTTCCTGAACGGCTTGGACATAGTCACTAACCCCGTTCTCGTCATACATGGAGGGAAGGACTCTTCTAGGTCGCCAGTCGACCCTTAGAGCCACTGGAACACCGCGATCGTTGCACATTTGGATGCGGGACCGTACGGCATCCCAATCGAAACCGGGTGATGCATCCCTCGCGTACAGCAGTTCAACGCTGAGGCTCGGACAGTTGTAGAGTATGCGGTCCGGATGGAGCCAGTGGCTACCGATTCGTTCAAGCGTCATGGTGTTCTTCCGACTCCAATAAGGACTGGCGCGGTACCAAGCGTAGCGGTGACGGATGATTGTGCAGTTTCGGATGCTTCCTCTTGCACGCACTACAAATGTAGCCGAACTGGTTACAGGTCTTACACTTGACAACGTGGGCCGTCGTCTTGTGCAGGTCCATCTCGGTACCGCACAGTTCGCACTTGGTCATCGATGCCGTCACCGGCCTTTTTCGTTACCCCAGGCAAGTTTGTGCAGCTGCGGCAGAACAGTCGTGTCCTGCATGTCCTTGTCGTGCGCAACAAGTTCGCAGAGCCAGCGATAGCGCTCGCTCATGTCGACTAGGCCCGTATAAGGCTCGTTCGTGCCCGACGACACATAGAACGGAACCATACGGTACCTAGCATGCATAAACTGGGCAAACTTGTAGTCCTCTTCGTCGAAAACCACAACCTTGAGGAACGGGTTGCGGGTCTCGAACATGAACCTGTCGAGGACGTTCATCTTCAGCTTAGGCATTTGCCCGCTGCTCGGTCCCTTCGGGCTCACGACGCAGTAACGGAGGCGAGTGACCCACTCTTGCCAGACGGAACCCTGCGTCTCAACGCTGAACTCGACGTTCGGCATAATATACCGAATGGTCCTCATGAGTTCACCGACGTTGGGATGAACGCAAGGGTTACCGCCTGTGATGGTGATCAGCTGTGTGGGCCCTAGAGCTGCCACCTTTGCGGCGATATCCGGATGAGTAGTGGGCGTGGCGTGTTCTGCTGTCCAGGACTCTTTGGTGTCACACCACTCACACCTGAAGTCACAAATGGCGAGTCGGATGAAGTGACAGGGCTTACCCGCGACTGGTCCTTCGCCTTGAATGGTCGGGCCGAATATCTCCAGTATTGGTAGCGTTGACCGGCCTGGCGGCCTGTGGTGCTGTTGCTGATGTTCGTCGCTTGGTGCCAGTGCCACTTCCGCCGGCTTTGAGCTTTCCAGGGTCGGTGTCGCGGTCTGTGAAGGCTGTTCGGACAATAACGTATCCTCCCTCTTCTAGTTCCTTGAAGTCCTCCAAGTCGACATCGGCACACGACGTACGCGTTTCGTACACGCGTACGCTCGTCACATCCTCAGTGAAATGCCTGTACACCATTCCGAAGATCCACGCCGCAATGAATTCAGCAGTAGACCGCGGAATATAACCTGAATCAACAAGGGTCTCGTTCAGGAAGTAGTGGTCGAGAAACTGGTCATTGATGCGCTTGAGAAAGTCCGACACATCGCCAAAGTCCATGACGAAGCCCATCTTCGGGTTGTGGTCAGGATGGGCTGTGCCCTTACGCTTCCTACCATTCAACGTGCCTGCCATGTTGAGAATTGCGTCAGGCAGGATTATGTCGCCCTCAATGTCGACCTCGCACCGGTAAGAGTGCCCGTGGAGTCGGGCACACTTTCCGTCATGGTAGTGCAGCTGATGGGCTGCCTCGAACCAGAACTCTTTCGTGATGACGGTCATGATTTGTCGTCTTGTAGGACCTCGACGCTTTCAATAGACGCCGTCCAGCCCAATGGGGCCAGGAATGCTGATGTGTTATGCATCACATCCATGACCTTGCGGGTTGCATCGTCGTCCCAACTCGTTCTTGACGATGACGTCGTTCCCTTCATTCGGATCCTAACGAGCAGCGTCTTCTCGTTGGTGGCCAATTGTTCCTGCCCCTGCTCCGCCATGTATCGTTACGCCTCCTGAACCTCGGTTTGCTTTCCACGTCCTGTAGTCGCGCAGGAAGTTCTTGTCGTACTGCTGCGACGTGTTGCACCACGACGGATCGTGTTTGCACTGCTGACAAGACGTGGCGTGTCGTTCTTTCTCCAGCAGGGTTTCCATTGCGGAGAACGCGGCTGCTGTTGCTCTGTCGGGTGTTGATGTGTTGGGCATATTCTCAGTGCACGTGCCAAATAAGCCATCCAAGAAGGAGTCCCAAGGCGAAGAGTCCCACTCGGAACGCCCATTCGAGTATGTCATACGAATACGTTACGCCCCTTGATTCCCTGATCCAGAAAACCCAACTCGGCTTGACGTACCGCACCCTTGCCGGAGGCTCAGCCAGCCGAGATACATATTGTGGTTGGGCTGGGATTTGGACTTGTCCCTTGATGTAGGATACGGTTTGGACTTCTGTCGCGACGGTTATCTCTTCGGTCCGAGCGGGTTCTGGTTCTGGGAGGGGCTGTTGTGGCTCTAGTTCTTCACTCTCAGACATTGATACCCTGAACATTGGCGAGTGCACGCCAGGGGCCCTTCTTCTGAACCCACTGGATGTGCCCACCGCACGTTGTGCAGTAAGCACCTAAATGCGGACCAGTAATCCGCATCTGTGGCACGCCAAGCTCACCACAAGTCCCGCATTTCGCTCGCGTTTTGTCCGCTAGCGCCAAGGGGACTCGTGATGCCCATGATGAGGGTGGTGGGTGCGATGGTTGGTTGTTCGTGTTGGTCAAGCGACTGAACCGGCCTCCTGTAGTACTCGGTACTTCTCCTTGCCTGCAGGGTCGTAGACTGTTGGATCCTTGACGCCGGCAATGCGGAAGGCTTCCATCCTCTCCGTACAAGTTCCGCACGCGCCGCAGTGGATTGAACCGCCGACATAACACGACCACGTGTGCGAGAAGTCGACATCCATAGCGGTACCGATGGACACGATATCGGCCTTCGACTTGTGAATGAACGGTGTTTCGATGTGCGGGATCGGATCCGCCCACTGGTTGCCGAGTACAAGGGCTGAGTTCAGTGCAGCTATGAACTCTTGCCGGCAATCCGGGTAGATTGCGTGATCTCCGGCATGAACTGCGGCGTAGACGGTCTCAGCGCCCATACCGACTGCAGCGCCGTACGCGATTGACAGCATGATCGCATTGCGGTTCGGAACCACTGTGGCTTTCATGTTGTCTTCGGCGTAGTGACCCTCTGGCACCTCAACGTTGTCGTCCGTCAAGGACGAACCACCCAGCAAGGGTTTGATCGTTCTCAGGTCGACCACCGTGTGAGGCAGGTTCAGATGGTCTGCTTGCCACATTGCCTGGGCGATTTCAGCCCTTGCGTGGCGTTGACCGTAATTGAACGTGATCAGCTGTACACTAGCACCCGTTGCACGCACTGAGTGTGCGAGAACGACAGAATCCATGCCGCCACTGACGATGACTACTGCATCAACCTTGCTTGCCATTAGTTCCTTTCGGCTTTATGCCGCCGTACCCGACGGTTCTGAGGTAAGGCCATCCGCTGGACCGTCCGCTGTCTCCTTTTCTAGAGGCAGGGCCATTAGGCGGATCCACTCGTCGTGAGGAATCCGGTACTTTCTCTCGAACCGGTTCCGGACGGTATGAATCTTGCCTGACCGCGCCCATCCTAGGACTGTCATATAGTGGAGGCCTAAGGCTGCTGCCAACTCCCGCAAGGAATGGAACTGCGACTCGACGACTTGAGTCTCGGTCTCGATCATCTGTGTGTACTACCTCTGCTAACCAGCTATATCCGCACCTCCTACAGCCCTTATGTAGGTGTTCAATTGCGAACACGCCGGTCGAAAACCAGAATCCGAAGGCGTCGCTCAAGGACTTACAGTACTCGACCTCGACCTCTCCGGATGTGCCACACTTGCGGCACCTCTCACTCACTACTGGTTTCAACCTACGTGCTGTGCGCTGCGGGTTTTGTTGTTGACGTCTCGGCTTACTAGGTTCGGGGCCAACTATGTCAATGTTGACCTCGATGGTTATCGGTTTGTTCTTTGGCATGTCCGAAAGGAAGGTGCCGACGCGGAGAGTTTGGAAAGGACTGACTCTTTGCCGGCACCTCCCACCCTCGACTAGCTCGGGAGGAAAGTCGCCGCTTCTTGAGTCGGCGGCAGAACCTCTCGAACCTCGTTGCGCATCTGGCCTTCGTAAGGGCGCTGGCCGACACGCACGCGGCAAGAACGACCCATCAGGCTGTTGAGTGTCGCTTGATCCTTCGGTCGGAACTGATTCAGCGGCATGTCGGGTGCAATGCGCGACAGGGTGCGCTTCACACGCGGCAGACCATTCTCGACGAAGACGGTGTGGTGCCAGAGGCGGCGCTCCTTGCCTTCGTGCTGAATCGCGAACTGCCAGGTCAGCATCGGGTTGCCCTTCGACGAACGGGTGTATTCCACGTTGTCGACGGTGGCATCGTAGATGCCTGCTGGGATCAGCTCGAACGTACCTCGCTCGTCGACCGAGTCAAGGTCGAAAACGAGTGCGTCGTCGTCATCGACGGCAACACCAGCAACCGCGTCGTCAGGATCGTAAACCGCATTCGCGGTGCCCATTGGATCATCAGGAAGAACTTGCGTCATGATTGTGGTTGGCCTTTCGGCAGTTAGGTTGTTGTCGTTGCTTGCTGGCCACTGTTAGCCGTGGCCGCTGGACTAGTTGTTTGCCCTGCTGGGGCATTCAACGTCGGCGTGGGCGGTTTGTAGTAACGCATGACGAGATCCCACATTTTCGCCATCGTTGGGTCCTGAATGTACGTGTCATTGAATCCGACGAATCGGTTCTTGGCATCGAACGTCTGACCCGGCGTGATGTACAGCCGCCTGGCTAGGACGCCGTTCTCACCTGGGTACGCTACGAGGTACCCGACGCAATCCATGAAGCCTTGTGACTCACCTCCTAGTTTACCTGGTAGGTTCGGCCGGTAAATCTGACGTTTCCGGTCGTCCTCCTGAACATTGGCGGAACAAACGAAGATGACGTTCATGGGCAGATCCCGCATGCTACGAATGAGCAGACGGATCATCTCCGCGTTCCTCCCCCATTCAGCCCATTCAGGCTGTTGGGTTTCCGCATCGAGCCGCTGAGCACCGATCTTGATGCCCAACAGTTGGTACATCAGGAGTCTGTCGAGCTCACTGAGGGAGTCGACGATCAGAGTCCTGTACTTTTTCGGGGTAGGAATCGTTTCTTCGTACCATTGCGCAAGATACGGTTCGGTGACCACCAGCGGCCCACCTTCGACTGGGGACGGCAGAGGGGCTCCGACAACTGGTACGACGAACTCTGGCTTGAAATGCGCCTCCCAGCGGCGGAGTTGTGCGACGTTGTTCTCGTCGCGTGCTTTGACATGTGCCCTCAGGTACTCGTACAGACGCGCAATCTGCCGGTACTCCGACATTGGCACGACGTCGAAGTCGCGATTGATGACGCTGAGGTCGCCCGCTTCAACGTCGGCCAAGATGACGTCTCGCATTGCATCCACATCGTCGGCCGTGGCAGCAAGAGTCGTCTTTCCTGCACCGTATGGTCCGTAAAACAGACCCTTGAACCAGCGAACAGCACGTGCTGGTTTGACTATCTTGAAGGCGGGTGGTTGAGGAGCGGCTTGCTGAGCAGCAACTGCAGTAGCCTGAGCATTGACCTGTGCCACTTGTGCTGCGGCTTGATTACCGCCGCCGTTCGGTGTCGTTGATGGTAGTGGACGTGAAGGGTCTGGTTTGGCCGGTACTGATGGTTGGGGGCCTGCACCGTTAGCTCCTTGTGGAGCCGGCTGGTTCTGTGGTGGTGGTTGAGTCACAACAAGCCTTCTCTCATGCTGACGTCAATGCGGTTGCGTTTCGCCAGCACGTGGCTTGGCGGTATTGCCGGCCACTTGACCCTGTTACGCCATGCTGGCACCTTAGTTCGTTCCTGGAACATGGTGTTGATCAAGTGCTGGAAATCGGACCCGTCATCCATTGCCAGACACGGTTCTCGGAACGGACACATGAAGAAGCAGTCGCGATCAGGGGATGGATACAACGGCAACTCTGTGTCAACCATCTCGCGTACCTCCGCCATGATCTTGGCTTCCTCCATGGCGATCGCATACGCGTTACGACGTACAAGAGAACGCTTGATGAACATGTCCCCTTCAGCGTTCTCCTGTGTCGCTAGGTAGTTCAGGTGATTCACGTACTGAGGTGGTACCGACCCAAACCGTTGGATGAGTGCCTCTCGGTATAAAGCCCACGTCGTGGCAATCTGCTTGTTCTGTGACAGGTTGCCGTCTTTCAGGACTGTGACCTGATCGGACTGTTGCTTTGCGAACTGGATGTAAAGTACGCCTTCCACCAGTCCCTCGGCATACAGTTTGGAACCAGCCCAAGTATAGGCACTAATCTGCGGGTCGGTCTCGAGCTTGTTCGTGTCGATGCGTTTGGCGGTCTTGTAATCAGTAATCCAAAGACGCCCGAAGGCATCAACGCATACTCGATCGAAGGCTCCGACGTAGTAGACCTCCGTTTCAACACCGTGATATGACCCCCACAAGTCGTAGAGCGGAATCTCGAACTCGACTTCGACCTGTGGTACTGGTTGTCCAGTGATAGGGTCGTTCAGCCAGAGTGTTTCGAACTCGGAACGACGCGGATACCACAGGGTGTAGTAGTGCAACATGGACCTTCCCAGTTCCACGTTCTCTACCCAATCCTCTGGCAGCTCGTCAGGTTTGAAGGACGACGCGTAGGCGTTGAGCGCGTCGACTGGGTCGCCGAAGATGTTCCAGCCGTGGAAGTCCTCCAAGCTGAAATGGAATCCCGTTCCTAACCACAGCGGCGCTGGTGGAGAACCTGCAGCCTCAAGGAAGCCGCGCGTTGGGGAGCTCCAGTTCCATCGTCGACGACAACGCCGATAAGTAATACGGTCGCTAGTATGAACGCGAACGATTCGCTTCCCGTCTGGTTCCCAGCGGATGAAGGGCAGCGGATCGTACGGACTCCTTACCCTCGGCTGCGGCGCTAAAGGTGCTTCAGGGAGGTCTAGGAAGGTAGTCACGTTACCCTTCTGTTGCTGATCATACCTCTATTATATCATACTAGCAATGGACTAATCAAGCAGTCTCGTCCCGTCTTTTCTCTCCAATTCCTTGGCCCTGGTCTGCCTCTCGGCGTCCTGCTCGTCCAGCTTCCTCTGGATGAGGTGCCACCTGGCGAACCCCCAGGCCAGCAGTACAGCCGCAACGACCCAACCTGTAAGGATTGTCCACAGTGGTGGCCACATCGTTGTTCGCAGCATCATCAGTAGACGGTTTCGTCGCCTTTGTCTTGGCCTTCTTTGGCCTGCCGCTTTTGTTCATCGTCGACGTCCTTGATGTGCACCAGTGCGCGATAGAGGTCCAGACAGTAGTCATGTATTTGAGCGCGCCGTTCGCGAGACGTTCCGGATTCGCGGTACTCCTTCGCCATTTGGTCAACTTCGACGGTCAGTTCGAGCAGTCGTGTTTCCAATGCGCTGGGCATGAGTTCCTTCCATGGTGGCGGATCGCCATCCACTTCGCCTTGCGGTTTCCGTGTATTATCTGGTTTCTGGGTCGACACCTGCGCGTCTAAAGCGACCTCGGTGGCTACTTCCGTAACTACGGTAGTCACTCCGGAATCACTCCGAGAAGGAGGCTCCGCAACTGGCTGGCTTTCCCCTCCGCTATCGCCGACAAGGGGGCCCGACGCGGGTGCAGCCATATGGGACGGCGGTGGTTCATGTCGTAGCGGGTTCCCGCCTGTGCTCATTGCCATGGGTTGTTTGTCCTGTTTGTGTGTTATCCGGCATATGACACCCGCGCTTTTGGACTTGTTGCACGGTCTGCATAGTACCTGATACTTGTCTCTTGGCCACCCTTCGGCTTTGGCTCTAGTGTGGTTCTGTGTAGGCGAGTTGTACCTGCTGCGTTTGGGTACAATGTGGTCCATCTCCAGCTGGGTTACGTCGTCGAGGCCACAGCAGGAACACTTGGCACCTAGAGCGATAAACATTTCGCGCCGAAGTTCCTCTATCGTAGTTTGCTGCCTTTCGGCGTAGCACGTTTTGCAGTAACCTTGCTTCCCGTCGGAGGAGTTACTGGAGTTGTGGAACTCGGCAAACGGTTTGATCAGTCTGCATCCCGAACAGGGCTTCTGCTGCTCCTCGATCCGCTTGAGGATGTCTGAGGGTCTAGGCTTTGTCGTTCCGAGTCTCATGTGGGCGTCCAGGACGGAAGAATTCTTGAGGGTCGAGAACGATTTGAGCCCAGTTGGTCTTACCATCTAGCACTTCGAGTACATGGTCATCGATGGTATTCTCGTACGTGAGGTACTTGACGTTCACGGCCTTTGTTTGGCCGAACCTGTGAATGCGGTCTTCGGCTTGCAGATTGGACGGTGGCGACCACTCGTAGCCGATAAACAGTGCAGTGCTTGCTTCGGTCGCTGTCCAGCTGCTGCCTACACCGATCGTGCTTATAAGGACCTTACGGTAGTCGGAGAAGCTTGCGAACTCACTCTGTGCCTGCGCCACCTTCCTTGGATCAAGCCCGCCCTGAATCCAACGTGTTAGTTTGGAGCCCGCGTGTTGAGCATGTGCGGCGATGTAAGGTATGGCCTGCGCGAAAGGAGTGAACACAACGACCGCGTTGCCGCTATCGAAGTTCAGGTCCAACTCCTCTTCTAGCGTAGACCACGATCCCGAGTCATCATCGCCGCCAATCAGAACTGGGGACACGTTGATTTGCCGCAGACGTACTATCTTCGCCATCTGACTCGGTGCCAACAGCCACTCACCAGGTTGCACTTCGGCCATCATCTCTTCAACCATGTCGTCGTAGAGGCGGCTTTGAACCTTGGAATGGTAAGCGAACACCTTTGTCCGAGTCTTTGGTGGCAGCTCCGTCAGGACATCCTTCTTCAACCGCCTAATCATGTACGGCCTCAAAAGGCTCCGCAGCCCCTCCGGATCTTTTGCACCACCTATCTCAAGTCCGAACCCATTGTTGTAGACCGCGCAGAATCGTCGTGCAAAGTCCCAGTAGTTGGCGAACCTCGCTGGGTCGAGGAGGTGTAAGTACGCCCACATGTTGATAGGTCCACTCACGATTGGCGACCCAGTCAGCAAGTAGAGCACGTTGGACACCATTTTGTCGGCGGCCTTGAATAGGTTGGTCTTGTGGTGCCGTAGTACGTGTGCTTCGTCGTAAACGATAGCGGGCCAGTATCCGAGCCTTTTGGACTGTATCTCGTGCAGTTGGCTGTACGAACTGATCAGGATACCGCCGCCATTCTTCCGAAAGCGGTCCCATGCTAGCCCCCGTTGTGCAGGAGTGCCAGCATAGATGAACGTGTTGTCAGATGCGTTTGGGTACCAGTCCTTTGCTAGGTTGGCCCATACTGGCATTGCAATCTTGGGGCCAACGACCAGAATCCTCTCTGGTTGGAGTTTCGCCAGTGCAGCGAGCGTTTCTGGCGTCTTGCCGACACCCATTTCACCGGCATTGAGCAGTCGTTTAGACCCAACCATTCGGTTGACATCTTCGACTTGGTAGGGTCTAAGATCGGGCATTAGTCAGTGATTTTCCTCGTGTCGATCCATTTGCCCTGACGGCGTAGGAATTCCCGTTTCAGCCCTGGGCATACTTTGCAGGCGCACACCTGCTTGGTGCTCAGGGGTTTGTTGGGCCCGAACACGTGTTCGCCTACTACGTGGTGACCTCTCATACATACGTCACACGTCGGGCCCAACGTTCTTGTGTTCAGGAGTTTAGTGACCCACGACACGTCCAGTGAGATCGATCCTTGTACTCATCTGGTTCTGCCAACGCAGTTCCCAGGGTCGGCCTTTGAGGTTACCCCAGGCTCTGTGACTGGTGTAGTGACTACTCGTCAGCATGCACCGGACTCGCCAGGCAATTTCTTGCCCTTCGACATTCAGAACCGGATGAACGAACTCGTCAACGCACTGGAACCTCTCAGGCGGTGCATGTCTATAGGTCGTATTGCGGTGAGTAGGCACACTGCCTAGGAGTTGGTGCCGACCATGGCAACAGGCACAGTGACTTCGTTGATGTCGTCCATGGAGTAGAACGGCGCCACGAAATACCTTCCGCCGTTGAACTCCTCTTCGGACTGCGCGATAGTCATTGCCTTCGCCCTAGTAGGTATCGGTCCCATCACTTGACGACGGACACCTGCCTTTGTGTCCCACTCGTGTATGATGCAGAACTGCTTGTCGGCCATTGGCTTATGTTGACTTATCCTCCTTTGTGTGTTAGGTCATCTCAGACCCAGTATCCGTGAACATCGAGGCCAAGCACCCCATCCTTGGGCTGCAAGTCCTCTCTGTGCTACTGCGATCTGAGCATCTCGTGATGCCAGGTCAGGTCGTGCTGCGTATTGTGTGCCACCGTAGTTCCTCCAGAAGGTCATATCCTCCTGAAGGCCACCATAGTAGCCGTTGCCCGTATTTCGTGACCAGATTCCACTGGCTTCGCACCCTGCGAGTCGATCCCAGACGCCGTATGCCACCGATGGTGACGACGATGACGACGATGCGGATGCTACTGGCAGTGTCGGTTTCGGACGTTGTAGGTCTCCTACCGCGTAGGCATAGTCTTTTGGACTCATACCTGTTGTATTGACCGCCCCTTGGAGGTCGATAGGATCGACGCCGGCTTCATTGGCGGTTTCGATCACCTCGTCGGTAGGAGCAGGCGGTGCTGATGGCGCCTGTATCGGCTCAGGGAATGGACCATAGGGAGTTACGAATCCAGTGCCTGGGCCTAACTCTTGTGCCGATGCCGTTGAACTGAACACTGATGCGACCAATAAGGCCGTGCCTGCGAGGCGAAATCGCATTACACCCGTTTCCTGTCAAAGCGTTGACACCTCACAAATCCCCGAGAACGAGGCTGTATGCCCCATACCTACCACCGCCGTCGATGTCAACGCACATTCCCGCCAGATCAAGGAACACCTCAACCTGACTTCCCTGCTGTTCGTTGAACTGTTCGACGTACTCCTGAATGCCCTTACGGGCGGCCTCCAGCAGGCTCTCTTGGCTGAGCCGTACGTCGTCGCTACTCATACTCCTCCTTTCTACTATCCTATTATATCAAAGGGTCCGTGGACTCAATCAAGTGCAGATTTTGGGTTTTGTCCGCGCTTGTCGAGTCCTTGGCCCTTCGGGATAGTTGCCGCGTCCACCAGCCTAGTCCGTCTTCAGGAACTAGGTCGATGCCTACTTCGTCACGGAAAACCCTTTGCCACGTGACGTGTTGTTGTTTTCCGTACAACGCCTCCTCTGACCACAGGATGATGTCCAGTATGCGTAACTGTGACATCGACACCGGAATGAGAGTGCTTGGGTCTCGGTGTTTACCCCTTTCTGCAGTCAGTTCCAAGGAAGCGACGTAGGCTTCAAGTCTGGCCAAAGTGCGTCTGTTGCCCTTAGCACGTGCTAGTCTTCGCATCCCTCTGGCCACCGCAACAGCGCGGTCGGCGTACGGGGCTTTGGGATCGACCCCCAACAGACGACGAACGTGACTATCACTCACCGGAATAAACCGTGGTCTGAGCAGGTGGAGCGCTTTGCACGTGCTCGTGTCTGTAAGACCGCGGTATGACGTCAGCCGGCGTATGAGTCGGCGTAGGGCACGAAGTCCCTTCTCAACGTCCTTGTGGGATCCGTGAATCAAATCCAAATCCGGTGGGATTTCATCGAGCTCTGGCAGTGGTATGTGAAGCGTATCTCGCCAGGCCTTATAGGGGGACCTGCTACGCATAGCGCCGTTGATCGTCTGGATCTGTACCATTGTCAGGAGGTTTTCCTCCCCAGGGGCCGGACGTCCTTCAACGTCATAGCCACGGTAGGCCTCTTTCTCGACAAAGGTTGCCAGACGCCATTGACAATAGCTAATCCGTCCCTGAGGACCCCTCAGGCTGAGTTGGCGGCGCATCAGCGTTCCCGAACTGGAACTCCACTCCTATATTCCGTACCTTGCGTTCCGGATGCTTCATGTCCTGCAGCTGAAATTTCAGCCTACGCAGTCGTGGGAAAAGCGCTCTGGCGGTGTCGACGTGACGCGGAGCGACCATGGAACCTGCACGTTGGAAGAGGTCGAGCAAGACGTCGACCTCCTCCTCCGTCAAACCGATTGCACTACTGATGCGTTCGTCCATTGGTCTGCACCAACGACTGCCGTGTTGTACCGATGTTGTTGTGCTGGAGGTTCTGATGTGCACCTGGTACAAAACTGCCGTCTGCCCATCGGACGAAGCACTCGGCGAAGTAATAGTAGTCCTCGACGGACTTGTCCGCCAGAGTCGAGTTCTCCAGCGTCTCGAAGTACCCGTCGAGCAGACGCCACAGATTTGCGTGCCTGCGCGAACGCGGTGCTATTGCCCTAGCCACTAACTGCCACCTCCTGCCACTCTTTGCCGAACACATGGCTCAGATCCAGAGTGTTTGGTTCGCTTCGGTCTTCTCGCCACCTTACGATGCGTGGATGCCGAATCTTCCCGTCAGAGGTCCAGCATTGGCCCTTGATCTCGATGATCATCCTTCGGTCGAGGATCTCGTCGTCGCTTAGCGGTGCAAGTTCGGCGAAGAGGCGCTCTCTGGCACTGTCGTCGCCTGGCATGACGTCGCATACTTCGGTCATTTCACCTGTACGCGAGTCGATAACGCCGCAGAACAACGCACCTAGCGATTGTTCCCATTTGCCGCCCATGCGTCCTTTTTCCCACCCGATCACTTGTACGTCGAGTGTGACTTCGTCCTTCAACTTCAGCCACGCTCTCGGACTGCGGTAGGCGCTAGTTGGATCCTTTAGGACGATGCCTTCGTACCCCTCCATGAGGTAGTCCTGCAGGATGTTCTCTCGTTCTTCGCCAGGTGGGATACCTTTGTGGCATCGGATCGGGAACAGGTGCTCGTAGTTCTCGAGGTCGAGGTTCTCGAGTAACTGTCGCCGATCCTCAAGGAACAAGTGTTCGACACTGTTCCCTTGCCACATCGGGATGTCGAAGATGACGAGTCGCGCCCAACCGTGTGTTCGTTGCACGGCTTCTGCCGTCTCCGGAAGGCTGCCAGCAACAGACATCGTTGCCGCTAGCGTACCCGACCCTTCGTCGGTCATGATGATTTCGCCGTCGAGGATCGTGTATCCTTCCTCACCTACGCTCATCAGGGCGAGATGATCACGGAGGTGTGGCACATTATCTTGGAATTGGCGAAACCTGCCGCTAGCATCACGGCGTCGACTCGTAATATACACTCCACTTGGCGTACAATGAACAAGAGCCCTAACACCGTCAAGCTTCGGCTCGATGTACGTATGACGAGGGGATAGTATGACATTGTGACCCGTATATTTCCCCTGTGTGTCATAGGCCTTTACCGGTTCGAAGTCTAAGATGTCGTCGGACACCTGGTCGTTGTGTATCCGGAAGCGGCTCTGCAGACGTTCGATTCTGCAGTGTCCACAGCAGCCCTGAACTATGGACTGCTCACTGACGACAAGTGGATCGATCATCTTTGCCCCCGTTACAGGGCAGTAGAAGAAGTTCTCTCCTGTTGCCGTTATCCGCTTGGATGCGATAATTCTCACTGTGTAGTCACCAACCGTTCTCTGCGAGATTGCGACCCGTCAACATGATGAGTCGGTTCAAGAGTTCCTGTGCGTCGCCTGCTGTTCCTTCGAGGACGCCTGCCACGTCGATTTCCTTGTCGATAGTCGGAAAGGGATTCCTGTGCTCTGCAGACCGCATGTCGTCCACGATGCGCTTGTTGCCCTTGATTAGTGCAACCAAACCCATCTGCAGGAGTTCAGCGTCCGTATCACTGAGCTTCAGTCCGTCGAGTTGACGGCCGTCGCCCCATGTCCCAAGGTTCTCGGGCGTCTTGATCCAGTCGAGGTTGAACAGTTCAACGCCCTCGCGTTCGGCCTTTGGTATGCCCTCTGCCATGTGCCTCTTCTGCCTCCTTTCTATGCTGATATCTTATTATATAACACCGACTCGGGTAGAAATCAAGTGCCAATCAAATTTTTGGTCGGGTCACGACCTCAGTGGCATAGTCGTAGATGGACTTGAGCATGTTGTCGTCGACCATCCAGTCGCCGTGAAACGTAACCTGAAGGATGGTAAACTCCAATGTGCCGCTTTCGTAGGCCAGCTCGATCCATCCTTCATCGCCGCCATAGGTCTTGTGGGTTTCAATTACGACACCGTCGACTTTGACGGTACGCTGACCCACTAGTCTTCTTCCTGGTGGATACTGATACGGTATCTGTCACCGTCCTTCACAAGTGAGAACGACATGCCGTCGTCAGGAGAATCCGACTCGGATTCGATCGGGCTCACATCGTGGAAGGCATCATCGCCGGTGAAGGAACTGCGCGCCTGCTGCAGAATCTGGGTCATCTCGCCGAATGCCCACTCGTTGTACTCCTCTTCTTCCGAGGGCCCTTCGTCTTCGGTATCTTCGGGTTCGGGATTATCGCTCTGTTCTTCGGTCGACATTGGTAGTCCTTTCGCCTTTCGTCTCTATGCCCTCTCTCGCCCTAAGCGGAGGGTCGTTCAGCCAGCCAGCTCAAGGGTTCGGGTTTGGATATACTCTCGGGAGTTGAAACGCCCTTACAGTCGCGGTCGCGCTTACCGCGCTCC